GGCGTTGGCAGTTACATACGAAACCACCGTTGCCATCATTACCCACATCCACTCGTGGGGTTGGATGAGCCTGAGACCCATCAGGATAGTGCCGACAGCCGCCAGTGCAGCCGACAGCACGAATTTGCGGGATAGATATGGTATGTCCATTATTTCATCTCCATTAACTTTTCGCTTATTTTTTCCACAGCCACCTGAAGCTTCGCTATATCAAGCGATAGCTGCGTTTGGTTGGTCTCGATCCGGCTCATAAAGGCGGGTAATTTGAGATCCAAAATCTCCCGCACTTGGGCGCATAACTCGGCGTGTTGGGCGTTGAACACGTCTTTGCGGACAAAGTTGGAATTGCGCTCCGCCACCGCTTTGGCTATCTCCGTTTCGCCCCAGGCACGGGTTGCTTTCACGTCGTTATCCAGCGTGTCCTGCCGCCGCTCCAGTTCGTTTAGTTTTTGGCAGAGTTTTCCATAGGTTGCCGCCCAGCCCAAAAGCACGATGGCGATTGTTATCCAGTTATACATAGTCATGTGATTAACTCAGAGCCGCATATTTCCAGTTGCTTTCGCTGGCTGTGCTTTCAGCGACACTGATCCATATCTTGTTTGCTTCGTAGCGTATTGCTCCGGCTAATCCGGCGGTAATGTCTTTACCGCCATCTGTCACAATAGAGTAAGCAGTAATTGCGCCACCCGACCCGGTTAACACGCCCTGCACAAGCAACCCGGCAGTTTCGTGGGCATTAACGGCAGTAAGCACATCAGTAGCCGTGGTGCCTTCGCCAGTCTTGACAGCAACAGCGATAGCCTTGCCATCAACGGTAATGTCTATATCGGTTGCCTCAGCAGACAGCGTGATGTCAATAGAGATACCGTTGCCATCTTCACCATTAGCCACGGCTGTCCACGTTATCTCGTCGTTATTGCCATCTGATGTGATCGCGGTTGCGCTTACCTGAGCCGTTATCGGCGCTCCGGCTGTGGGGGCTACGGCTTGCAAGGCGTCAATATACCCGGCCTCGGTGTTGAGCGTGGACTTCAGTTCCTTGCCCTGCTCAGCGGACAGAGCGTCAGCTGTGCCGCCGGTGGTCAGGTCGTTGACTATATCCGCAACGGCGGCTGTGCCGAGATCGGCTGAATCAACCGTTGTCTGCGCCCAGGTAGCAGCGTCCTCGGTGGCATCGGTGCAAACATACCACTCCCCGCCGACAGCATCATACCATTTTGAGCCTACCGAATAACCCTCGGTGCTGTCGTCTGTGGCTCCGGGTGCGTCTGTGCCATCGTATTTGTCCAAATGATATTGAGCATAGACGGTAGCGAGGTCTGTTGATATGTCATTTTTCCCGGCATAGGTGCCGACATAGGTTTCCAGCGTGGTAATATCGGCGGCCTCCTCCGTGCTGATATATTCGTTGAGTTCGGACAGCGGGACATCCCGCACCGAGCCGCCGCCCTGAGGGATGCGGACTTGGATGGTGTCATTTGAGCGTAAATTAGTAGCCATTATGTTCTCCTAAATTGTTTTATGATTGCCATTGCAGGGTCGGATATGATCCATCGTTTATGGCCCATATATCGGTTGACCAGCCCAACCCTAAATATGTTGCCCTTAATTTCATTTCTGCCGTTGTATAGCCGATAATGCCCGTATTATCTGGGTCAGGCAATGTGTTGTTTATGGTTTTATCCCACAGGCAATCTGCATAATACGCAGATTGCGCCCCGTAGCCACCGATGCCACCAGAATAAGTGGTGCCGAGAACTTGCTTTGATGAGTAGCTACCCATTACGCCGCAGCCGGGCGCAGTAAGTCCGCAAACACCACCGCAATAACCGTCTCCCGTAACTTCACATTGAGTATAGCTGTTACGCAAGATATTCCCTTGCCAAAATCCAGCTATGCCACCGGCCAAAACCTCTGTGCTGGTTACTGGGGCAACCGCATAGCACTCCTCTATTTCGTCATTTGATCCTGACCAACCTACTATTCCACCACCCTGACTTGCGGTAATTTCGGTATCTGCACCACAACGATAATAGCGGTCTTTATCACTTGACCCAGCATAACCAACTATTCCTCCGGCTGTGCCATATATGGTTTCGATTGAGCTGTCAGTAATTAAAATGCCATGAATATAGTTGCCGCCCTTACTTGTGGCGGCAAGACCTCCAGCACCATAACTATATGGCGGAGACACAGTTGTTTCACTGGTATATGTAAATGTGTCAATGATCAAATTGTATATTTCTGATTTCTGAATACAACCGAAAAGGCCACCCACACGTGGGGCCTTGACTTGGCTTATATTGCTTATAGTGTGTTTGTTTCCGTCAAATTCACCGATAAAGGGGTGGTCATAGTCGCCAATCGGTATCCACTCATTCAGCAAGCACCAGGCGGCCATATCAATGTCCCGCATTAGCGTGTAGTTGCCCTGCAGGTCATTACGGACATCATACAACTGCTGCGGTGTGTAGATACGATATGGGTCGGCACTCGTTCCCTTGCCGAGGTCTTGCGGATCACCGAGCCAGCGCCCAAAGCAGATGTGGATCATTATGCGCCCTGCGCCGTCACTACCCGGTAAGTGCAAGTGAAAAGGTAATCTGTGGCGCTGTCATTTGTTAGGCCGGCTAAAACAATCTTATCCAAGCGCACCCCGCCGCCAACATTTTTCCGGGTTATTTTGAATGTGGTTGCCCCGTCAAGATCGACTTGCGTATAGGTGTCTCCGTCCCTTGTGTATAAAGCGCAGATAATGCTTGTATGGTCAACGTAATACCCGCTCGGAACCGACCCGGCTGTGTTGATCGTGGCTTCAGTTATCGTCTTGCTGGTTGCGGCGTTATCGTCCCATTCCTCGGCATAGGTAAAGGTTCTGGCTGTTGTCGCTGCGACTGTTGCCAATGCGTTTAGTTGGGCTTGTATGCCAGATGTTACCCCGTCCACATAATTCAACTCGGTGGTGGACAGCGTGGCCCCGTCCAGGATGTTCAGCTCCGCATAATCGGCGGTAAGCCCGTCCAGCAAGTTCAGTTCGTCTGAAGTAACGGTTAGGGCGGCTCCTCCGTTGACGCTTGGGCTGGTTATCGTCTTGTTTGTAAGTGTCTGCGTTCCGTCAATGGTAACGACGTCGCCAGCAGTTGTGCCGCCTATGGTGCGGTTGCCAAGTGCGTATTTCGCAAGGTTTTCCGCTGTTATCGCTTTAGTTTCAGCGCCGTCAATGTCCTCAATGATGAGCAGATCAGCGGGGGCGGCAGTCGCGTAGGTTAGGGTATTAAGTTCAGTAATCTTTTTATCTGCCATTTTATCCTCTTATGGTTATATTTTCGCCAGCTTGGGTGAGCAGATTGTCTCCATCCTGCATCACCAAATAAACCCAATCCTGGTCACTCGTCAGGGTCGGCAACAGCGGCACGGCCTCCAGCGATTCAAACTCCAACACGATCCGCTGCGCTGATTTGGTCGGGGCTATGCTTTCAAAGGTTATGTCCGACACGCACCGCACGTTATAGCTGAGGCTCGTGTCGTCTGTGCTGTAGCGGGGATAGACGGTCAGGTCATAGCCGCTATATGCGGCGGCGTTTAGGCACTCCACCAAGTCAACGAAATCGCTGTAATCATCATCACAGGCGTTCACCGCCTCGACCCGGATATAGGCACGATAGCCCATATTGATAATGTGCTGCTCATGGTTCAGCGTGGTGTAGGTTAGGCTTATCGGCCTGAAAGACAGGCTGGTTACTGCGTGGGTAAGCGTAGCGGAAAGGCCGTTGCTTGTCTCGAATTTTACCCCGCCAAAGCCCCAAATATAGGTCGCGCTCATAAACTCCTCCCCTCATATTCGTAAAGTTGCGGTCTGTTCATATCATAGCCTACTGCTGTTATATATATAGCGTTTGGGTTGAGGCGTGGCATCATTATCCTGCGCCCTATCGGGACACGGGCATTGGCAGCAAAGCGGATCACCTTGTTATATCGTCCTGCGTTCTGCTCACGCATAAAACTGTTTATAGCGGCGGTGTATTCGGTCCCGTATTGCAGCCATGCGTATTCTGTGGACAGCGTTTCGGCAACATCCTCCGTTGTCTCACTGTAAGCGGTGATCTTGGCAGTTTCGGCAAAGGGATAATAATCCTGTATGCTAAAAAATGCCTTGTTTGATACGGCCCATTGATTGTCGCCAAACCCCTCATGCACGAAGGCCATTTGCAAATTTAGCAAGAACTGGAGCCATTCCAGATACCCAACCTCTATCGGCTCGTCTGTGTTTAGGGTGGTGATCGTTTCAATCACGGCTCTGCCCGTTATGTTGACGCTATATCCTACATCTTGCCCGTTCTCTCCCTCTTCTGATTCCGCTAAATCATAACGGATCAAGGGCAATGATACTGACGTCTGGGTTGTCCAGGTTGATAGGTCAATGCCGATTTCCGTTTCCCACTCCGCTATGGTCTGCCAGCTTGAATAATCGTTCAGATCGCCGTAAAAATCGTCAAGGATGAGAATTGCTGTTGACCCATCAATGCGGTAGCGTTGATATGAACAATAGTATCGACCTACCGGCCCACCCAGATATTCATATCCGAAGCGGGCGCTTTCAATGAGTATATTATCGCCTTCCTCATACAACCGGGCATAGCAAATATAAACATCAGCCGGATAGGGCGGCATGGTGGATTGCTTCCAGATGGCATAATCCGTTAGATATACACCATAGCCGGGCGTTGTTTCAACCTCATAGGTAAGTGGTGGGCGTGTCCAAAGGGCAAGGGTGCTACTGGTGTTGGAGCTGTAAGGCTTCATTTCCCAAAGACGGCGGATTTCGGCCTCAACATTGATCTGTGTGCCGGATTCTATGGTCAGCATATCGTAGGGCGGGTCTTTTATCAGGATACTGATATAATCAAAAGCAGTTATTCGTATAGTGCGGCCGCGATAATAAACTCCCGCCTTATACCATTCCCCGTGTGTAGTGATCTCAAATGATCCCTGCGTCAGGTAGCCAGTAAATACCTTTCGCTCGTATTTGCTGATCTCACCGTCAGCATCAGCAAGTGAATAGGATTCGTATATCTCCACCAACGCCCTAAATACTTTGGGCTTATTGGCGTTATTTATGAATTGCTCCCAAATGGTGTCATAGCCCATCGTAAAGGTTGCCGACCGCCCCTCTTGCACCCAATATGAAGCGCCGCTTATGGCCTGTGCGTCAATCGCCACATCCCAAATGCCGTCTATATCATAGGTGGTAATAACACCTGTTCCGGCAGCAGGATAATGCAACCTTACAAAGCTCAAGCCATCACCGCCCTGTATTTGCGGTCATTGTCAACCGCATAGGAAAGATCGCCCTTGCGGAAATCCATTTTGATCTTGTCGGGCTGGGCGGCATAGACATCTCGCCGCAATGCTTGAAGTTCGTGGACAACCTGGTTGAGCGTGTTGCTTCCGCCGGGGGTTATGGCGCTGTTGCCTATGGGGTTATTGCCGGAAAATCCCTTGCCCCAGCCGTCTATGGCGGTGTCAAGGAATGTATCAGATGCGGCCTGGGTTCCCATTGAGGCAATAGTCGCTATTCCCCCCGTGCCTGTGGCGGTCTCCGCAGCGTGGATAAGCTGCTTGATTATGAACGCCACTACCAATTTGGCGATAAGCCGCTGCACTTCTGCGATAGCCATATCCACCCAGTTCTGCCAAATATCGTTCATGGTTTCCCCGAATGACTTACCCTCCCGGATCATGGTGGCGAAGCCCTCGGTTACGATGTCAACGGTGTTTTCTATCAGCTCATACTGGAGTTGGTTCTGCTCGATCCATGAATCAAGCTGGATAGATTCCCACTCCTGCCTGACGCTGGCCATCCTCATTTCCTGCAATCGGGCAAGGTCAGCAGTCATGCCATATAGTTGTTCCAGCCCTCGAATCTCTGCCTCTATTTGCACCTTGCGCTGGAGGGAATACTCATCATAAGTCAAGCCGAGTTGCCGGACGTTACTTACCATCATGTCGGCATAGCCAGCCGCTTTCTCCCAGTAGATTGCGGAAGTTTCGGCGGCAGAGTTATCCTCAATCTGCGTTTGCGTCAGGTTGAGCATAACCAGCATTTCTTTCAGCGAATCAATAAGCGGCTGGGCTGCGGCATTCTCCGCACCGAAAGCGGCTTCGGCCGCCTCGATCAGGAACAGCACTTGCTGACGGGTAGCGTCCAGAGCGGTGATTTGTTGCTGGGTTTCCCTCTGAATCAGGGCAATGCGGTCTGTAGTGGCTGAATCAACATAGGCGGTCAGGCTGTCCTGCAAGCCCACAGCAGCATTGTATATGTTGTTTAGATAGGATTCGTCAAGTGTCTGCTGTGCCAAAACCCTGTCGCTGTCGGTCAGGGCGAGGGTTTCGTCATTGATCTTGCCTAATAGCGTCAGGTATTCATTGAAAGCATCGGCCAAACCTCGCACAGGGTCGGCAGCGGCGTTGGCAGAAGAATACTTTGACAGGGTGTCCCAAAAATCGGACAGCGCCTTGTCAACTTCATAAACCGCCTCAGCAATGCTTACTCCAGCACCACCACCGCCACCACCACCAGGGGGGGCAACAAATTCGGGGATTCCCGCCAAGACCCTATCCCGCTCATCATTTATAGCGGTTAGGTCCTTCTCAAGGTCAGTTATCAGCTTTCTTGTTTTCTCAAGTTCGGCGGAAAATGCCTTGCGGATGCCTTCCGGGAATATCTTTATGCCACCGCCGCTAAGCGATTGAGCATAATTGACCAAGCTCTCCGGGTCTGTGTCTTCAAGTTTGGATAGATATACCCTTGCCCTGGCCAGCTGGGTGGCCTTGCCCGATGCCAAGCCCTCAAGCCCAGCGGCAACCTGTTTATTGATTAGGGCGTTGGCGGCATTTGTGGCGGCCACAGTTAGCTTGTCATAGGCTGCTGTTTCCAAGTTGATGTTGCCAATCAGATCCCCATAATCACGGTTGATGTCCCCAATTAGCCGCTTCATTTCTCTCTTTTCGCCGACGGCCAGGCTTTCCTGCTTGCGTAGATATAGCAACCTATCAGCGGCTATCTTGAATTTCTCCGCCTCTACCGATGCCTCTTTCTGAATGTCCTTAATGGATTCAGACAGGGTTTTGGTTGCGTCTGCGGCCTCAAGGGCCAATACGCTATTCCGCTCCAGTTGTCCCGTCAAAGCCGTAAGCGGCGTCAACAATATGGCTATGCCCTCCGCAAGCCAGCTTATGGCCGGGGTAAGCAGGGACACTATCCCGCCCACCAATTCGCCTACCAGTTCAACAATAACTGCAAGCGAATCAATGAGTGGATTTAGGGCTGGCATCACGGCCTGGATAAGGCGAATCAGCGGCGGCAATATGGTTTTGATAAGGTCAAGCAAGACATCAGTTATCGGTTCAAGTAGTTCCACCAACTCACCGAACAGGGGCGCAAGTTCTGCACCCACCAGGTCAACTATTGGCAGAAATTGTTCTAACAAACCCTTGAACGCAGGCAGTAGGGCATCACCTACCACCTCCGCAGTATCGCCCAACATGTTTTTCATCTGTGCCAAGCGTCCGGCAAGGGTGTCTGCCTGTGCCTCCGCAAGGGCGAAATTGCTTGCGCCGAGAGCCAGTAGTTCGTTAAATTTCTGCTGCTGGCTTGACCCCTCCGATAAGACTATGCCATAGCGGGTTAGCATCTGTGTCTGTCCGGCGGCTGCCCGGCCGACCAACATAAACGCCGTCTGAAGATCCATATCATAGGCAGCAGCAAGGCCAAGTGCTGCTTTCTGGGCGGCAGGCAATACATCTTGGCCGAGTTTGCCGATGTTCTGCATGAATGCTGTCCCGGTCAGGATCGCCTCATCCCCATAGATGGTCAGTTTTTGCAGGGCGGCTGCGTTTTCTTGCAGGGACTTGCTAAAATTATCAGAATAAACGCCCGTGTTTTTCAGTGATGCGTTTAGTGTGGCTGTCGCTTTTTCCTGCTCAATTACTGCGTCGGTTACAAATTTAAAAGCACGGGCAAGGGCATATATGCTAATGACCCGCTTTGCCATGACAAGCAGATGTTTGTTGAATAAGCCGGCGGAGGTGGATGCCTTTTTATAGGCGGTTGCCTGTTTCTCGGTAGCGGCGGCGTTTTTAGTATTCGCACCCGTTACTTTATCCACCGCCGCTTTCACATCTTTCTGCTTGTTGACCAACTCTTCAAGTTGGCCGATGGCCTTACGAGAGCCGTCTATGAGTATCTCATAAACAATGCCATTCTCAACAACGCCCCGACCTGCCATTATTTACTCTCCAATTTAGCCCGCTCCAAGCGGTTATATGTGGCGGAGCATACCGCCATTAACGTCACCCACCAGACAGGCTGATCCTCCCAGGTTCCGTGATACGGATAACTGGGGACAATTTTCTGCTCGGCGTGCCAGCGCATTATATGCCTTGAGAGCGGGGATATAACGGGCATATCCTCGCCCTGCTTGCAGATTGCCTGTAGTTCACAACGCTCACAGACATAGTGCCTCAAGTTAACTGACCAAAAGGGGTCGGTGGAATCCGGGTTTGCATATACGAACTCCACCGCCCTTGTCAGTTTTTTTCCGCATCCTCAACTATCTTTTCGTTGAGACCCTGGTGTTCGTTGATTTGTCCAACAATGGCCGTGAGGAATTCAATGGGCAGCATTGCGATATTGTCGGCTGTCAGTTCCCGGTCGGCCTCCCAAGACACCAAGGCGATGTGAACCATCGTGATAAGTGTCTCCATTGAATCGCTGTTCGGGTCGGAAACCAGTTCGCCGTTGACAAGCGTCTGTTTGTTCAGTTTGGCAATGCGGCCCTGATCCCTGACGGATAGGGTCTTGGCGGTGGCGAATTTCTCACCATCGATCAGTATGTCGTAATGGTAGTCCGGCTGTTCGTCAATGAAGCAGCCCTTGAATTTACTTGTGTCAGCCATTTATTCCTCCCTCGGTTTGGTTAAGCTGATGTTACGGTTATGGTCACGGGATAGGCGGGGGTGCTGTAATAGCACAGGCGTTCCGTGACGCTGTTCTCAAATAACGCCCTGCCGGGATCGGCAAAGGTATAAGACGTAAGCTGTCCATTGGTTGCGATTGTCCATGTGTGGGTAGTCGTTCCGTCCACCATGACAAGGGCGATCTCCTCCTCAATGGCGGTCTCGCCATAGAGTATGCTCTGCCTGTCCGTGTCCAGCGTTCCCTCTGTGTCGTAATTGGTCACATAAGACAGCTCAGGCGTGGCTTTCAGCGGAATGGTTTCCAGCCGGGTGTTGCTATTCTGGAAGCTGGTGGCATCGTCAGCGATCTCATAGCCAAGCGTCAGCTCGAAGCTTTTCAGATAATCGCCGGAGCCATAGCTGAGTTCTGCGGTTACATCACCCATATTGAAGCCGATCACACAGGGGTTGCCGGGATCATCTGTCGCACCCTGTGCTATGCTGATGGTGGTTTCGGCGGTGATACCCATTGACTGGAATGTAGCTTCGTAGCGCACCATGTCACCAGAGCCGCCCATGATCTTCAGGCTGGACAACTGGCAACCAACGGCAATGTCAGCAGCATAATCGTCGGCAGGGGTTCCGGTCAGGGCATCAGACCACAGCCGGATAATGCTGTATGTCGGGAACGTGGTGGGCAGCGCGTCCAGCGTATAAACGCCGGTGTTGTAATCGTAGCCAAGACCCTCAAGCAAGAACTCGTGTTCATGCGAAAGCACCCCGGTCAGGGTGACGGTGGCGTTTTGGTAGCCGGGTCGGTTTTCGCAGTAGACCGCCAGACCCGTGCCCGTCTTGCTGTTGGTCTCGATCTGGGCGACCTCCTCCGACATTTCCACGATGTCCGGGATCAGCGTCCAGACGGGATCGACATCGGCCCAGGCAATGGTGGGCGTGGTTCCGGCGGTGGTTTCCTCGGCGACCACAATGCGGTAATTATTACCATATCTGTATGCCATTATTTATCTCCTAACAATCATTTGACAAAATTTCAGTGTAAGCCGCCGGGTCCGGCTCTGGCTCCGGCTTGGGCTTGGCTTTCTTGGGTTTCGGGGCGGTCTCCGGCTCCAGCACATCGGCGTAGAATTCCACCACATTATCCGGGTATGATTCATAGCGGTTGGCGTAGAATATGAACATCCTGCCGTTGACATTAGCCCATAGTTTTTGGCCGAAGCTTGGTTTAAGTCTGTATTTCATTATAACCTCACAGCCTCGAATCTTCAACGAGGCATTCCATTTCAATTTTTCTAAATGTGGCGCTCTCACTGAAGCCGGGATAAGCCGAGAGGTCGCTCCCGCTCACGAGGCCGCCCATTTCCACACGCACCGGGTTTGAGTGCATCACCACGCCGCCGAGATTGGCGGTGGCAAAGAGCGCATTGAACACGGTCGCTTGTAAATTATTCATATATTGCATCCGATTCCGCAAGACATCCGAGACAAGCGTAATCGAAAGGGTTAAAACATATTCATAGCGCTGGCCGCTGCACAGGGTAAAGTCCTGCCGCTCTTCTTTGATGAGAGCCAGCGGATAGCGGTTGCCGATATTTTGGAGCTCCTCCGGCCAACGATATACCGTATTGATCCCTGCCGCTTTCAGATTCGTGGTAATGGCGGCAACGATGGTTTCCACTTTATTTGTCATAGCCTTGCCCTGATCCTCTGGATTAGCTGATCCGTAATCTGTTGCAGCTCGCTTTGAGACAACCCGAAAAACTCACGCTGCGGCATCGTTGGCGTTCCCTCGTTATGATAGCGGGCAACAGCGCCCCGCTCTGCGTCCATAAAATATATCTGCACCCCGTTGGCAATGTTCCGCACCGCCATTGACTTCAGCATATCCCCGTGAAAGGTCAGGTTGACCGGGCTGCGGCGGCGTCCCTTTTTCTCCCGGTAGTCGGCATAATTCTCCGAATATGGAGCAAATCCTCCGCCATTGACATCTTCACCTCGCTGCGTGTGCTGCTTGATCTTGGTCATGGCATCGCCGCCAAGCAAGAGCATATCGCTCTGTGATGGCAAAATCTTTTTGAAGTGAGCCACAATATCGCCGGGAAACCGCACAGAGACACGCATCATCTGGACAGCCGCCCCAATATCTCGATCTGGTAGTCCGTTGTCGCCCCGCCCACAGATGAGGTTATGTCCATGCGCCGCAGACCTTTGGCAAGCTCGTCTTGATAGCGTTGGCTATATATTTGATACTTTTGCACAAACAAGTCATTGAACCCGCCGGATAGCAAATCTTGGTAAATAAGCGAAAGCGTCAGGTAATCACAGGCTACGAGAAACGTTTCCGGGTTGGTGAGCAAATCAATCAGGACTTCGCCATCCTCATAATCTACAGTAAGCCCGTATTCCTTGAGCTTCGTGGTGATGTCGTTCCCAAGCATTTCCTTTGCCAGGTCGATCTTGCTCTGCCAGCTATAATCGCCGTAGGTGCTGGTCTCCGTCCACCCGCTGCCCCAATTCCCGGTGCTGTCGGTCAAGGTCAGGGTCTCGGCCCCTGTGCTGTCGTATAGCGTGGCACCGTAGCCTTCATTGACCGGAAAGCTGAACAGCAGTTTATCCTTTTCATCGTAAAGGTCGATTCCGGTTATGTATTTGGCAGTCGGCACACGGAGGATGAGCTCGGGGAACCGGACGGGAAATATTTCCGTGCTGCCATCGGAATAGGTCAATATCGCATAGGTGCAAGTAGCGAAATCACCTGCAGGCAGCCAGACGGTCAACCCGGCGGCAACATAGATCGCTTTACGCGCCGTGCTTCCGGCTTGGATATTGATTTCCTTTTCGTGCCTAGCAATCGTTTCCGAGGTGCTAAGGGTGGTGGCTGACCAAGACATTCATTCTCCTAAAGTGGGGGCAGGCGAACCCGCCCCCTGATTGGATGGTTGGTTACGGGACAATACTGATCCAGGCATCCAACGCGTCATTGGCGTCGCCTTCGTCAGCGCTGGTGGTGTAGACGAGCTTGGCGTAATCATAGTTCGCCACTTTATCGCCAGGAATGGTGTATTGGCATAGCAGGGTTCCCTGGGCGGTAGCCTCAGCACCTGCTGTATTCTTGTATGTGTAGATCACATCACGCAGGCTGGTGGTCGGGCTGCTGGTAGTGCCATATTGGATGGCGATGGTCAGGGACTGATTCTGCGCAATGCTAAACTCCGAGGATGCCACGGCGACATTGACCTGTAGCTTGTTAGACTTGCCACCGCCGAAGTAGACAGTATTGGTGCTGTCCAGCCCCGTGGTCGCATTGTCCAGGATTTGCGCCGCGCTGAAAATGAGGCTGGAATCTACGAGTTTACCGTTTGAGTATATAGCCATTATTTACCTCCTCAAGAAACCGTGGCTTTGGTTTCGGTTTCAAGGATATTGTCCGACACGATGACGGGGATTCCGTTCCAGAAATCCAGCATGGTGTTCATATTCTGATCCTGCACCGCTTGGGTGAAGAACTTGGTCGCCTTGAGGGTCTGCATCGCCCGCTTGCCCAAGCGCGAGGTGTAGAGGATGGTGTTGGCTGAGTCGCCCTTGACCAGATCCACCAGGGTGTCGATTTCGGCAGCGGTCGGGGCATTGGACCCGGAGTCGACGCCGATGATGCGGTGGACGCTGTAGTTGCTTCCAGCTTGGAGAGCGAGCATCATCTGATACATCACCTGATAGACGGGCATCTGCGCCCCGGTGCCGGTGTTGGTAACCATTAGCGTGACCTGTCCGTTGTTCATTACGGTCGACACCACGAGGTCGCCACCAGCAGCGATGCCGGAGGGGAGAACCAACTGGCAGACTTCGGGCTTCCAATGGACGGCAAAGATACTGGTCGTGTTGGTTGTGCCGCCAGCGTCAATGACGGACAGGGAGCGAGCGGTCTCAGCTTCTTTGGCGAGATCGTGAAAGCCCTTGAACCCGTCAACAGCGCCGTAAGTGCCGTTCAAGCCATAGACGATGGACTTCTCAGCAGCCTGGGCCAAAGATTCCATATGACCGGGAGCGACTTTGTTCATATAGCCGTCCGGGCCGCTGGGATCGCCTTTGGCAAGGGTGGCATCAACTGTTTCCAACGTGATGAGTTCCTTGAGATCCAACTGCTTGAGGTCGAATGTGGTGGTGGTCGGGGTCACGCTGCCGTTGATGGAGCGGATGCTTGCGGTAGGCAGGGCGGTAGCGAAGTTGTATTTGTGGAATAGTCCATTATTCGCATAGCCCACGCTGGCAGTCCGCAAAATCCCCGCAGATTTGGTGAGGTTGTCAATGAACATCTGCTGTGCAGCAGACCATTGAGTCGCCAAATATTGGAGTGTTTGTTTAGCCATTTTTGATTGTCCTTTTGTTTATTTTATTTGAATTTGCCAGCGAATGGATTGACTGGCGGGTCGGTCTTGCCCGGTGCTGGCGGCTGTGTGTTCGGGGTGCTGGTGTCGGGTATGACTAAAGCCCCTGATAGTTCCAGCAGTTCCAGGCTCGCTAAATTCGCCTTTGCCTGTTCAACGCTCACCTGATTGTCACCCTCGGCAAAGTGGAATTTGGGTCGGAGTGATTGGAGCTTGTCAAAGCGCTTATCCGTCTTATCGACATCAAACACTTTGGCCTTTTCCAGCCACATATTGACAATCTTTTCATCTTCAGCCTTTTTGAAAGCATCGTATTCAGCCTTGACCTTTTTCAACTGCTCAATCTCGGCTTTGAGCTTGCTTTCGGTGTGGGTGAAATCTTCCTTGCTTTCCAACTCGGCTTTGAGTTCCCGGATTTGTTCTTTCCGGGCCTTGCTCTCGCCATTGGCCGATTTGAGGTCGTCAATGATTGTCTGAGCCTCTCTCTTGGCATCTGCCAACAGAGCCTTTGCTTCGCCGGAATCCTCCGGCAGTAGATTGGCCAGCTTGTTTAACAAGTCAGTAATGGCCATTCAGTCCTCCTTGCCCCATCTGGGGCGTTGCGTTGTATATAAACTGGTGGAGCTGCGGGGGATCGAACCCCGGTGCTTGAGGTCACAAATCGCGATTTCAAGTCGATTCACATTCAGCCCCGTAATTCGTTATACATTTGTTCAGAAATCAAATCAAAGCTGTGGCGGCAGTTATAGGCACGCTCCTCCGCATACATCGCCTCGTAGTGCTCCCGCTCCGAATCCGTGAATACCCCGATAGCCAGCAACTCTTGGCAGGCCGGGCGGGTTACATCGTCATTTGGCCCGTTATACGCCCAGAAACGCTCATTTGCGGGGATATTGCGGGCAGCCAGGTCATTAGCCATCTGCATTGTCTGTTTGCGGGCTGTGTTCGCATAAGTCCAAGCGTAGGGCTGTAGCCTCGTCTCAAGCTGACTGCGGATAATGCCAAGCCCATCCTCAAGCCTCGCCCCGGCCATGACGCTGTTGATAACTGTCTGCCGGATCGCCTCCATAGCGTTTGTGCCGATCCCGTAAAATTCGCTGTTCTGCATCTGAGCCAGGGCGTTTAGCGTGGTGGCGTCCGTCTTGGTGAATATCAGCTTGACCGCACTCTGTTCCCGCACCGCTTTCAGCAGTTCAGCGTCACCGGCTTGGAGATTCTGCACAGCGTCCAGATACCCACTCTGGATCAATGCTTGTTCCATCTGCGGCTGTAATCGAGCCAGGTATTGCAGATTCGCCGGGGTCTTGACTATCCGGCCATTGACGATTTCAAGCTTGGTCAGTAAGCCGGAAAGCCGCTTGTTCAGGTCGGCAACGCAGCGGCTCAATTCTCGCTCAAACGCCTTGACCTGAGCATCAGACAGTTTCGCCAGTTCCGTTGTCATCCTCATCCTCAACACCAAGCGCGGCGTTTAGGTTGTTCGTGGTGGTGGTGTTCCTGCGGGCATTGCGCTCTTGGATCTTAGCAAGCGCCTCTTCTGCCATCTCTTCGGTTAGGTCGGGGTTCTGGTTCATCAAAATCTGCACCCGGTCTATCGTGCCGTTGCTCAGTTGCATAGCGTAAAGCTGCTCTTGCTCCAGCGGATTAGATTCAAACGCTATGTCCGCAAAGTCGATCAGGACTTCCGGGTCAGGCGGGAAGCGGAAGTTGTTGTTGATCGAATAGCACTCCATCATCAAAATGACCAGCTCCCGCACCGATTCCCGGTAAAACTCACGCTTGAGAACGTTGCGGTTGATTATGTCCTGCTTGGACAGTTTCAACTGATAGCCGGAAGTAAAGCTTGAGGCATCACGGGAAAAGCTTTGAGCAGACAGGCCATTCAACCGGGCAACATTGGTTATATACTGATTCGTTATTTCCCAATATTCGGTGATTTTGGGGCTGGGCGTGATATACTCGGCGCCGCCGATCATGTCCCCGCTGGTGGTGTAGGGGATATTGAGCCTATGTGTAACGCCCCAGGGTATGGTCTGCGATTCGGGCAGTCCCTTTGTGACGAGGGTTGAAAACGCCTGATAGTCAAGCATGATTTGCAGATTGGTCAAGCGCAGATTGACCACCTCATTGGCGGCCACGATGCTTGACCCCTCATCGGGCCAGAACTCGTCAAGCTCGGCGCTCGTGGTGAACCAAGCAATGGGAATCCGTTTGTATGGGTTCGGCTCTGCCTTGAGCGTCTCGCCTATCTCCTGCCCGTCTGCACCAAGCCGCACTTCCCGGTATTCATCGGCAGTCCAGACGGCCCAACGCCCGCTATCCATTCCGTTAGGCGTGTTCTCCATTTCGGATAGAAAATACTTGACCACGATGGCTTTCGCGTGGTCCTGCGGGTCCTGCTCCACGATGCAGCGGTCAGGGGTAATGAGATCAAGCACGATATACTTCTGATCCGTGTGCCAACGCGGACAGATGCCGACCTTGTTCAGCAGTTCAGCATAGCGGTCGGCCTGAATGAGGCGGGTAGGCAAATGGCTCTGATCGATCAGCGCGGCCAGTTTGTCCTGCTGCGCATCGTTGGCCTCGATGCCTATATCTGCGGGGGTCTGGAACACGAGCGCCATGTCGTCTATCATCGCACGGGTAAGCGCGTAGGTCGTGGCGTATTTGGACATCATATCCCATTCTTTGGGATAGAGTTCGTGCAATATGTCCGTCAGGTGTTCGGTCTGATTATTGCGGTAATAGTCGATATAGCGGCTTGACCGCTTCCTGCGCTCCACATCCTCATTCCACTTTGCCGCTGCCCGCTGTTTGCTAAAATCAATCATTGTTCTGCCACTGCCGAATCCGGGTCATTAGTTGGCGTGGAGGGTGATATACACGTCCCCGGTTCCGATAGCGGCGATTTTGCAGGCTTTCGGAATGATGAGATAATCTACCATTGAGGCGGGCAAATACATATCTGCATCAGTTGCTGTCGGATCTGCGGCAATAGCTATGTGCATGGCGGCGCTGGCAACGATCCGCACAAGCTGATAATCGGTGGCGTTGATCACGGCGTCAGTTGCGGCACTCGCACCGCTTGGGCTGATTTTCACTGTGGCACCGGGACAGAACACGGGGATGCTGACCCCATTAGCGTCTTTCAATAAAACTTCGTCAATCATTGTATCTCCTAAACATTGTTATCTAATGCCCCACCGACCGGGCTTGTTTTCCAGCGCCACAGCCGCATAGCCTAAAGCGTCTGATATGTGGGTAAGCTGGCTGTCTTTTTCTTTGGCTATCTGGCCGTAGCTGTCGGTAACCACCTTTTCCATGTCATTGATCAGCTTCTTGCACTTCGGGTCGATCAAGAGCCGGTGCTTGTCGAAAAGGTTGTTGACTATGTTAAGGCGGCTGCGTTCCGCTATGTTGCGTGTCCCCAAGACCTGGAATCCGTGCTGCTTGAGTATGTCTATGTCGGTATAGTCGGCGCTGGTCTTGCGGCTCCCGCCTGTCATGTCCGGGCACGCATAGATTACGAACCCCGGCCAGTCCTGGGCGATCAGGTTTGCCAACGCCCTTGTATTGCTGTTCGGGATGAAATACTCGCCCACTACCCGGTATAGATTGCCCTCCGATTGCAGGACAACGGCGGTCATTGGGTTGACGTTGAAGTCGATCCCGACATAAAGCGGGAGTGCCGGATTGACCGGGCAGGGCTGGACGTGGGCTTCACGCCTGAACATATAGTATGCCATCGAGTTGTTAAGGTTGACAAACTCGCCTTCCAAGTATTGGGCGGCAAGGAGGGCATCGTATTGCTCCACGAGATTGTCAATATAATCTTGCGGCAGGAAAGTGTTATCCCGTGTCCTGGCCTTGATCAGCTTAAAATTGGGGTTGTCTGCGTTGCGCTCTTTCCACAGCTCATAAGTATAGCGAAAGCCCTCCGGCGTGGTGACAGCGGCAACTGTGCCATGCTCGTATTTGCGGGTTCTGGCGATGCATTCGTTCCAGACATCCTTCTGGTTTTGGATGCCCGTGATCTTGTCAAACTCGTCAATAATGGCGTCTGATATGGTCTTACCCGTCAGGCTGGACGGCTTGTCGGCGGAGCGGCACATTGCCACAAAGTCTATGCCATTCAGCCGGATAACAAAGTCGTGATTCGATTTGTGATAGCGGTGCTTGATATGGTGGTCATTAAAAAACTCTTGCATCTCCGGGACAAGCACATCACGGACCATCTGATAAGTCGGTTCCACGATCATAAGCCGAGCCTTGCGCCTCTGCTCCCTTGCCCGCCAATCGATCAGGCGCACCCACCGCAACGGGATTGACCGGGTCTTGCCGCAGCCAAAGCCGCCCACGATAGCGGGGTGCTTCACGAGGTCAGGCGGTGTGAAGGCAAACTCGTATTGGTGACAGAGGGTGTTATCGGTGTTGACTATCATCTGGCATAATCAGGTACTTGGCTATAACCCATGTGTCGTTTCCGCACTCTATGTCCAGCATATCCGTTCCATCCCATTTCTGCCATACGCACTTGAGCTGCATCTCTTTGCCCTGTGCCCTCGCAAGCAGGTCGGGGTTGGTTAGGATGGCTTCGGTTATCTCATCCATCTATTTTCACCACTTCGATGTCGGGATCGAGCTTGCGCATTCTATCCAGCGTCACTTGGCAATAGGTGGGGTCAAGTTCCATCCCAAAGCACGCCATGTCTAATAAGTGTGCGCCCACCATTGTTGAGCCAGACCCCATAAAGCAGTCGGTCACGTTTTTGCCGTCTATACGCTTTAGGATTTTTTGCATAAGCATTGCGGGTTTTTGGGTTGGGTGGCATCTTTTATCGCCCTCGACAGATCTGCTGCCTTCCCTCAATAATCCCATCCACACAAGGCGCACGATCTCTGCGTTTCCGTCAGTTGAACACCACGCCATTTCACAGTCAGCAAAGGTGTTCTCCATGTCTTGCCCCTTCTTATCCCACACTATCCAGTGTCGAGAAGGGGGAAGAAAGTCTGTGAAATAATTACCCCCAAAAAGGATTATGTGTTTTGCGGATAGGCTTACGCATAGCTCGTAGTGCTTCTGTGCCGTGTCTGTGCTATCGTCATTTATGATTGCGCTGTATCTGTTTGCGGCAACAATACCGCCCCCGCCAACAAAACCTGTTTTACCACCGCCCCCGACTTGACCGCCCCCGCTAACAATGTTTACCCCGTAAGGGGGGTCGGTTAATACGATATCTATCTCTGCGCCACCCATCAGTCTATCCACGTCATCTTTCTTGGTGGCATCGCCACAGAGCAGGCGGTGGATCTCTTTGCCGTCCTTGCGCAGCGAGAACAGGTCACCCAGTTTGATGTCGGTCTCGATCTGCTCCGGCTGTTCGTAATTGTCCTCGGTCACCTCTCCCGGTTCGGAATCGAAGCCGTCCGGCAACTCAATCCCAATATCGTCAAGGTCGAAGTCGGCGAAGTTCTCATCCAGCACGGAGTAGTCCCACTCGCCAGCTTGGACATTGTCACGCAGCACGAACTCCCGCTTTTCCTTGTCGGTCATGTCATCACTGGACTTGACCCATGTATCGGGAATTTCGGTCTTGCCAAGTTTGCGCAGGGCTGCCAGGCGTTGGTTGCCGCCCAGAACATACATCGTATTGGGGTCATAAACTATCGGGCGCAGTTCCATCATCTTCGGCAGGGATTCAATGCTCTTGACCAGTTTGTCAAGTTGCTCCGGGCTGATCCTGCGTGGGTTCTCCGGGTTGTATTTCAGTTTGGACAGCTTCATTCGCCCCCTCCGGGCCAGTCATTGATTAGTTCAAAGGCATCATCGTCAGGCACGGGTTGGTCACTCATGCCCAGATGCTGTTTAGACAGCCAAATTGCCATCGTGCTGTTAGTTTTGGCCAGTTTCCGCATATCTCTCCGAAGCGACATTTTGCCCTGCTCCCAGCCCCTTTTATAGGCTTCTGAAAAATCAGGACGGGTGGATAGGGTGCCGACGGGTATTCCCATCATTGCCGAACACTCGGCCAGGGTGCACCATATTGATCCAAGCTTTTCGGCCAGATCAAGGTCAATCTCCGTTCTCGGTCTGCCCCGTTCAGCCATTATCCTTTCTCTCTCCGTTCTGATCCTTGCCCCGGTTCGTGTAGTTCTGACAAATAAACTCCGCTCGCGCCGACACAGCTATGCCCCGCACCCATTGACACGTGATATTGGCCTCGCAGGTGTGGCAGCCCCGGTTTTCGTTTTTCTGAATTGCGGTGGTGTGATACATGGTTATCCTAAAATGCCGGAGCCGGCGAACCGACCCCCAATCCCTGCAAGCCTTTGGCAAGTGGGTTTCATGGTTAATGGCCTGCCGGGGAGGTGGCTGCGGCCAACCAGCATCAAAACTCCCCGGACACGGCAAAAAAGGGACGCCGCCGCAGCGACTCCCCAGTCCATGCTGCTCTTGGCAGTAGGCAAAACACCCCGCCCCGCAAGACGGGATTAACCCAGTCTGTCATTGTCAGATGGGCGGCAAAATCAGTCATTCAATTCCTTTCGTAGCATAGCCAGCGCCACCCGGATTCGGTTGCTGATTGTCTTTTGGCAGCGGTCATAGGTCATTGTCATTTGCCAACAGTTCGCGCAATTTGTCCTTGGCTCGGCCAATGCACTCTTGGACAGATTGCTGTCTGCATCCAAGCTGTTCCGCTATTTCCTGCTGTGTCAGTTGCTCAAAAAAGTATAGCCTCACAATATCCTGCTGGTGTGGGGTTAGTAGTGCGATAGCATCGTGAAGCGGCTGCCATTTATCATAATCTTCAATAACTGCCTGATCGAATATCGGGTCGCTGGGAGAGCATGGTATTTCTTTGTTCTGTCGGTAGTGGTTGGATATTTCGCTCCGTGCAGTTTCGTATAGATATGCCATCGGGCTTTTGATCTGTTCCCACTTGGCTAATAGTTTAACAAATGCGTTTTGCGTTATGTCCTCCGCCCATTCCCGCTCACCCGTGAGGGCGGCCACATATCGCATTACTGTTTCCCAATTTTCCTCGTAAAACTCATCATACGACATAATTTTTATGCCCTCCTATAAATATAGACGCAAAAACGGGGGCAAAATACAGGGTAAGCACAAAAAACCCCCACCGTTTGCCTCGGCAGGGGCTTATCACATGGCTTTCGCATCATCACTCTATCGCTGGTTATGATTGGTTTATATTCTGTCTTGTCTTTTCAGTATCTTGGTTAGTAAATCAATAATCTTGTCGAGCTTGTCGATATGTGCTTCCGCTATCTGTGTCTGTATTCTCTTTTGGTTTGCTGCCCTGACATTTTCGATATGCTCTTTTTTTTGCTCTGGCGTCATGTTTTCGTAAGGGTCGTGGTGATTAAACATTCCCATCATTTCTCCTTTGTTTTTTTGGGCGCTTGCTTTCGCCTTTGATTGCGGCCATGACAAGCAGTCGGTCTAATATGCTGATTTTGAGGGCGGTGTCGAGGTCTATCCACTTGCGAAGATATGCGCCGTCTTGAGTGTCCAGTCTGCGGTCTGCGTCGTCGATAAACGCCTTGAAATACCGCCAAAACGCGTCGTCTGAAAGCTCATATACTCGTGTCGTGCTGCTCAAAACGGCACCTCATCGCCGCTGTCTGGCGGTTTGATGCTGTCCAGATATTCCTGCGTAGTCTGATGCTCCGGCTCAGGCTCTGGCGCTCCGATTGTGTAGGTCTTGATCTGGGTGTTGGTGTATTGGCCTTTTTGTTCAGTTACAATCTCGGCTACGATGGTTCCGCTGTTCTCCCATAATGCCGCCTTGTCCTCCTGTTCTTTGTTCCACTTGATCACTCTTGGCGATGTTTCGTTCTCTCCCTCGCGTGGGTTGGTTTTCCACAGCTTTTCATAATACATCCAGCCGGGCATCCCTTCAACCATGAAAGATACGCCCCAGAACTTGCCCTTGTCTGTCGTCTTGTGGTGGGTCAGGGTGTAAGTCCCTGCTTTTTCAATGAATTTGTATTCCATTATTTCGTCCTCCCGTTGTAATGATGTTTCTGCCGATGGCACTTGTAGCAAACCGCTATGATCTTGTTAGCCGGTTGCTCGTGATGGAATGTCTGCGCAGGCCATCCGCATATCTCGCAGATGCCTCCGCTGCGTCTCTGCGCCTGGGTGATGGCGGCTGTGTGTTTGGTGTTGCGTTGTGGGGTCATTCTTCATCCTTGCCTGAATCAATGGGTTTCAGGTTGCGCAGATATTCTGTGCCATACCCTCCATACTCCAACACGATGTCAACCAGCCCGCTCCACCGTTGCGTTTCCGGTAAAACCATCACCTCTACGCCCCAAACTGTTTTGTGGGTGGGTTTATAGTCAAACTCCATAATTTTGTCATACGATTTTGGAACTACTACCCCATACAAGCGCACAAATTCTTTCATGTCAATATCTGGTTTAAGCATCCTATATTTGACATATCTGCCATATAGCGCTTGCGGGGATTCCCCACCCCATTCCCACTTTATTCTTGAAACAAGTTGGGCGGGGTTAAGTTCAGGGTAACTGGGTGGTCGTGTAATTTTCATTTATCCTCCTTTGCGCTCATCTGAACGCCCTGGCCCTTGCTGTCCCGTAAAGCAGTTGGCGCACCTTTTCCTTTCCTTCTTCGGTTGGCTCCCGTGCCTCAATCCCTTTTTCCACCCACGCCATAAACTCCATCATTGATCCAGTCAGGTGCGGCTCATCCCTGAACACACCCCACAGCCCGGCGGGGTTGAATTTGTCCATTGCGGCGATGTTTTGCAGGTTGTAAGCGTAAAACTCGTATAGTATGCAGAATGTCCAGCCCTGCTCTGCTTCGGTCATTTTGGCGAGGCGGTCGGATAGGGTGGGTCTGCGGTTCGGTTGGCACTTGGGGCAGGGGCTATCCATCTTGGGGATGAAAACCTTGCGCTCCCATAGGTCGGGTTGCCCGGCTTCGTTCCAGGTGCGGTAGTCGAGGACGGGTATCCAGCCCTCCCGACACAGGCCACAGTATTGTTGCGTGGTCTGGTGTTCGTGGATGATGCGCACGATGTCGGACACACTTGGCTTGGATATGGTGGATAGTTCGCTGATGGCGGCTTGTAGGTTGAATAGGGCGATGTCTGCCGTGTCCTCGACAATGGATTTTGTTTTCCATTCGGTTGTCTTGAAATTGATGGAGTCGATCAAGGTTTGGATGTCACTTTTTTTTGCCATTGAATTTACCTCCGTTCTTGTTGGTCAGGATGGCCTCGATGTATCCCTCCGGGTTCGCCATTTTGCGTCCCTCTTCGGCTTGTTTGCGCAGAGCCTTTTTCACGGCATCCTTGTAGGTGTTGGGATAAGTTGCTTGGATGCGATCTATCCAGCTCACACGCACCCACATCTTGTCTTTCACCCCGACCGCTTCGGCGATATTGCCGTAACCTTTCTTTTCCCACAGCTCGTCCTCTGCCTCATCCGCTTTCGTGAATGTGCCGGTCTCGGTTTTCACAGGGGGGGTAGGGGGGGTATTCTTATTTCTTATTTCATATTTCTTATTTCCTATTTCATATTTCATATTTCCCCCCTGCCCTCTACCCTGGCCTCCCCCCTGGGCAGGGTCCTGCCCTCCCCCCTGACCAGCCCTCTCAAGTATGGCATCTATTATATCGCTGTGTCTCTCTTTGATAGACGAGGGCAGGGAATTGATATGGTTGATGGCGTAGGTGCGGACTTCGGGGGTGTTGTAGTGCGTGCGCTTCATCCAGTTGGCGATGATGATGTAGCCTTCCTCATAAAAAATTCTCCCAGATTCTGCAAAAATAGCCAGAGCTTCGTCAACGAGCTTGGGGGAAAATCCGGCGCAGATGGTGCGCTTGTGTATCTCAT